TGGTGCTGCTTTAGTACAAGACATTAGAAATGTTGGTTTGAATCAACGTATCTATTTGAGTGATATTGCAGGCACTTTCGATTTGAAAGATTCTATTAAATCTCTCAATGGGTATAGAGCGGCAGTTGTCGATAAGGTTGATCTTAAGGCAAGAGTTAAGAGGGCATTCCGTGGATTTGATGGTGTCCAGACTAACTTTAAACTCACAACAAATAATGGCGATCAGTATTTCCCTGATTCTGAAGGTCATATGCTCATTTTCGTTAATGGAATCCTACAACCACCTGGCGCGTCAAATGCATATACGGCATTCTCGGATGAAATTCAATTTACCGAGCCACCCACATTAGGATCTTCATTCACAGGATTCTATGTTGGTAAACTGAGACAGTTGGATGATATTTCCTTCGACTTCGACTCATTGAGGCAGTCATTTAACCTTAAGCGCAATGGAGTCTTCTACTCACTTACGTTGACGGAAGGTGTCCAATCAACCACGATTAGACCTGAAAACAACATCATTGTTTCGCTCAATGGTGTCATTCAAGAACCTGGCGTTGGTTTTGAGATTGTTGGTTCTAGAATTATCTTCTCCGAAATTCCTCGCGTGGGATCGACTTTTGTTGCATTCTCCTACGTTGGATCTGAAGCAGACGTTGATGCTGCTGAAGTTGTCCCACCAATTGAGCCAGGAGACTTTATTGATATTCAGGGTGAAACTTCGGATCGTGAAGTTGCTGTTATTGAGTCTTCTAATTCACTGATTACCTTTGATTATCTTGGATCAGTCTTTGGTAAAGATGCTGTAGGACAAGCAAATCTTACATCGGGCACTATTGATAAAGTAGTTGTAACAGCACCTGGATCTGGATATACCTCAAGACCCAATGTCAGAATTGACTCTATTACGGGTTTTGATGCTAGTATTCGCGCCCTGGTTGGTGTTGGAGGAATTACACTTTCAACAGCAGGATCTGGATATCAAAATCCATCTGTTGCAGTCGAAACAACCGTTGATGATGATTGGGTTGCACCTAATCTTGCAGATTATGGAGAGGAAGTTATCGATCCTGAGATCCTATAAATAACTAGAAAGTCTTAGAGGAAATGGCAAAGCAAACATTAGGTCTTGGAGCCGCCGCCAATGACAACACGGGGGATACCCTCCGTGTAGGTGGCGATAAAATCAATGACAACTTTAATGAAATCTATAGTGCAATTGGTAATGGATCTAACTTGCAGATCAGCCTTACTAATGCTGCCTCTGGACAAGTATTGAGATATAATGGTAGTAGTTTTATTCCGTCAGATTATACTAATCTCACGGCTGCTTTGGATGTAAATGGAAATTCGATTATTTCCACTAATAATGGAAATATTAACATTGCCACAAATGGCACTGGAGATTTAACACTAGGAGTTGGTGGAGTTACTAATACTTTTGATGGTGCTACTGGCACCATTGATTTTCCAACTAAACTCTCATATAAAAATGCATATACCACATTAGGATCTGCCCCCGCAGCAGCAACATATCCTGGTTATTTCTTCACCGTTGATGGTGACGATAATCCATATGTAAATATCAATATTACTGCGGGTGGTGTTGGATTAACTAGAGCAAAATTAATTACAGAATATTCGAGTGTTGGTGCTCTTTCTGATGTTGATTTAGTTACAACTCCTCCTACAAATAATCAAGTTTTGAAGTGGAGCACTGCTGATAGTAAGTGGGTGCCTGCTGATGATGACGCTGGTGTATCTTCAATTAGTGTATTTGCTACAGTTGCTGGAGATACGGGGTCTACAACAGCAAATAGTCAGTCTGATACTTTGACCCTCGCTGGTGGTACAAACATCGTTACAAGCGTTTCTGGAGACACTCTGACGATTGATTTTGAGGGCACACTAACCACTACCCTCGCTGCATTGGATGATACTGATGTTAGTGGTATTACTCAAGGAGATTCGTTGTTTTGGAATGGCACTGACTGGGTTGTTACCAGAAGTCCAATTACTTGGTGGGAATTGAATGCCAATGGCAGCAACCACTATACATTTGCTGGTCCTGGATTTTCGGCAGCAACAGACGATCCAACCATTTATGTGCATAGAGGATTTACATACGCTTTTGATAACTCTGTGCAGGGTGGAGCACATCCATTTAGAATTCAATCTACCCAAGGATTGACAGGGACACCATATACCTCAGGTCAGAGTGGAAGTGGATCTAACGTCCTTTATTGGACAGTGCCAATGGATGCTCCAACAACACTATATTATCAATGCACAATCCACGCATTAATGAACGGTACAATTAACGTCGTAAGTTGATAAATGGCAAGAAACATTCCTGGATCTGGCGCTGTAATCGAACCAATCTTCAATGAAGTATTTGGCGTAAGAGCAATTAAAGTAATTGATGGTGGAGAAGGATATGATCCTACAGATCCACCAAGACTTACGGTAACTGGTTGTGGAGTACCAGAACAAGAGGCACTTTTATATCCAATAATCGATGCCGATTCGGGAAGGATTGTACACGTTAGAGTATTGGAACCTGGGAGGGGATATGATCCACTTAGAGTTTCTATTGTTCCATTACAAGATACTCCCGATGTTGTAACATCGTTTGATGTTAATCGTATTTGGCAAACAAATCCAAATTCTTCAACAACAGCATCATTTGAAACTGAAACAGACAGACTTAATATTGTCAGTGACAATCACCCTAAACCAGCGGATATTCCAAATGAGAGAAATCCTGGTGGGGGTCCATTAGTAGATAGGAATTTTGATCACACTATAATTTACCGAGGCGGTAAAGATGTGCCATCTACTGCAGTTCCAAGACCAATTGAAAGAAATAAGTCATTAGGTATTCTGGCAAATGGATCTTTAATTCACACTCCAGATTGGGGATCTAGTGTTGGTGGAGCGCCAGTTGGGTTTAACATTGATGCAGTGCGATATGATTATATTAATAATCAAGATATTTTTGATGGAGTTGTTGAAAATAATGTCTATCAACTTCAAAGCTCTAAGTTAATTGGAAAGTTTTCTGAAAGAAACAGTGTATTTGAAAATGGGTTTTTAAGACCTTTTGTTTGGGATATTATTGTAGAATATGACAATATCTTACTTCAAATTGCAAATCCAGATGAAACTCTTGGTCAAATTGAAGTAGGAAGAATTTTAGAAGTTATTGGTGGTAATACAAGAGCAGAAATTGCAAAGGTAGTAAGAGATCCTAATAATAATGCCCCATTAAGAATATACGTTAGAGCAGTAACAGGGCAATTTAATAATGGCGACTTGATAATTGGATCTAATGGTTTTACTTTTGCAGTTTCTTCGGATCCGAGAAGTTTTCCAAACGGAATATTTTATATTAATTTTAGAGACGCTGCATCAGAGTTTGGCAATTTTGCAAATAACACATTTTATCTTGCCCCAGAGAATATTAGGGTGCAGAGAAATTATTTGATTATTTGGAATCAGCAGCATATATCCAATCAACCCTCAGAAATTCATACTCAGGGTCACCCAATGCAATTCAGCACAACACAAGATGGTGTGTTGAATCAGAATCCAGGTACTTTGTACTATAACAGCACTGGAGATTCACTAGCCCCAGCCGCTGACTATGAAAATGAATTCCAACCGCTATTCATTATGAATGCGGATGAAACTAATAGAATTTATTATTATTGCAAATACCATAACCATATGTCTGGTTATTTGGGTGACGAAGGATATATGGAGTTGGATCCAGCAATTCCTACAGAACCTCTGCCAAATAATTATTATATTACTGATTATTATACTAGTGGAAATTTTGTTGATTATTCAAGGCACGCTAACGGACACTCTAAAGTTATTGGTGTTTCTTTTGATGGATATCCCATTTATGGACCTTGGGGATATGACTCCAATAAAAATGTAGTTAGGATGACATCATCCTATCGATATAAAGTGGGTGATGAAATCGATGGAAATAGACCAAAGGTAACAACAGCAGGAACAGTAACTTATACAGTTACCGTATCAAATAATAAATTTTTGATCGATGGTCAATCAAAAACATTTTTGAATCTTGATAGAGGAAAAACATACGTCTTTAATCAGGATGATGTTTCTAATGACAACTTCATAATCCTAATTAGTCAAGTTTCTGATGGTTGGCATATTGGATCTCCACCTGTAATTGGAGATATCACATACCTTTATGAATCTGGGGTTGAGTATTATATTGACGGTAGTTTAACAACTTACTCTAATTACATTAGTAGTTTTGAAAATGCTACAACTAGGGAAATTAGATTTACGCCAAGGGTAAATGCTCCTAGATTGACATATCTATTTTCTTATGGTAATGCAGCAGTTGGATTTAGATTGGTTAATGAAGGATACATTATTGGAGATCTTATTGAAGACTACATCTTTGAAGATGGATTGGGATCATTGGATGCTCATAATGGAAAATTTGGAGTTACACCAGAATATCCAAATGGCACTTATGCATACTTTATGACCGAGACTTCGGGTGAGGATCCTGTATATCCATATATTATTGGACCAACATATTATGGATCCCCAATCTTTGAGGGGCAGGAAGTGCCAGATCTACCAATCGAATTCCCATCTGGAGCTAGAGCAGATGCAATCCTAGATGAAAATGGAGGAGTTTCCTATATTAAAATGAGGTCTAATGGCGATAGTTACTTTGGACCAACAATAGCAAAAATTCTTGGTGGTGAAGGTAATGGTGCTACAGTGACTCCAGTTGTACAAACAATTACTGGTTTATCTCTTTTAACATCGGGGAGAAATTTTGCCACTCCACCAACTTTACTTTTTGAAGGAGGTGGAGGATCAGGCGCTAGAGGAGCAGCTGAAATTGATACTACTGGAAAGGTAACTAGCGTTTCCGTTGTTGATTCTGGAGAATTTTATCAAGAACCACCTTATATTCTGATTACTGGCGGTGGCGGTATTGGTGCTAAGGCTGTTGCTAGAATTCAGCAAGGTGAGATAGTCGGCATTGATGTCACTGAACCTGGAAGAGGATATACGAGCAACCCTAATATCATTTTTACAAAATTAGTTAATTTAAAGAGAAAAACTGCTGCGAGACAGTCGTTAAATTCTTCTTCATTCTATCTAACGGGATTACTTAAGAGCATCTCTGCTAGCGATACCACAATTTATGTTAACTCTACAGATGCTTTCCCTGGATCAGGACAGATTATTTTAAATAATGAAATCATTAGTTATTCTTCAAAATCACGAGAAAGATTTACTGGTTTGACCAGAGGATTAAACTTCAATTATGACCAGAGAATTGTATTAGATACAACTCAAAATAATCAAGCAGGGCAGTCAACCTACGAATTTAATGTTGGTGATAGGGTAATTAGAAGAGTTGAAAGTTCAACCAATAAAGTTGCTAAGGTATATGATTGGAATCCAGATAATAGAGAATTATTGGTAACTTTTGAAGTTGATGAATTGGCGTTTATTGATGGCGGTATTCCCTCAACAGAAGATGCGATTGTACAATTTGATGCTGGCGTTGCATCAAGCAGTGGAGCGGGAGTATTACCACATACACTAGTCACTACTGTTGGTGAAACTATTACAACTTTAACGGTGCCAATTTCATCACTACAAGATAGAACATTTGAGGATGATGATGAATTGGATGGTGCTGGTGATGGAATTCCAGATCTAATTAATACAGGCACAACTTTTGAAAATCAAATTAATCTTGATGGTGGAATATACAATTCATTATATGGTATTGAAGAAACTCTAGGTGGACAAAATACTACACTATTCCAAGTCGGTGATAGTATTAAAGATGGATCTCTTCCATTCAAATATGCAACCGTAATTGAAGCGGGTGCATTAAATGAGGGTCGTCCACAGGAATCCATCATTTCAATTAACATTGATCCTAATTTTGGAAATGGACAAAATTATGCTGTAAATGAAGTTGTAACTGGATCTGTTTCTGGAATCACAGCAACAGTTGTTTCCTGGGATAATGTTAATGGTGTGCTAACCGTTAAAGACATGAATCCATATAATACAGGAAACATCAATGTTGGTGTTAATGGGTATTTGTATAAATTCTCAGAAAATAGCACCATTGTTGATTTTATTGTGCAAGATGCTGGTGCCGATTATTCTGCAGCACCAGTGATTT